CCACCTCTGGGAAGGGCGGAAAGAAGTGTTCCAGCCCGTATCCCCTTTAAAACGGTTTAAAGCCTCCTTTCTTGCTAGGAGGTAATCTTGGTAGGTTTGGCTATAGCGATCAGTCGGAGCGCCCCCAGATTCGTTTAAAAGATTCTTAGCCAGTGTCCCAAGAACGACTACTCTTGCCGGGAATGGAATAATGGTCGCTCCGTCGGCAGTTGTGTAAAGCGGTGGTCTTACAAAATAAAGGATGGAGAATATCCCGCCATGCCCCTGCCCTGATACGGGAATGGGATTGAATCTTAAATTAGGATTACCGGAGGAAGTGTCGGTTCCGAAAATAGTATATTGAGAAGGCAATCCATTGGCGGAGTTTTGACTTAAAATTCTCATCTCTTCTACGGTCACATTCCGCATGGCTCCGGATCTTTGATTGAAATATATATCCCCGATGTTTTTAACATTGGCGGAAGTCGTAATCAGGTAATCCCGTATCCCATGTTGGGCCGTAACATTGGCCGTAACGAGGGTTTCCATCCAATTGCCGAAGTCAGATAGGTCGTTACAAACGTCATTTATGAAATCAACGGTCTGAATCGAGAGCTTGTTATTAGACAGCGCTCCGGGAGCATCGAGGCCAAGTTTCCTAAAGACCTCCTGAACGACTTGCAAAACCGTATATCTGATGTCACCGACGCCCATTATTTTACCGAATAACCGGAGGCGCGTGTATGGATAACAGTATATTGGGTATTAGCCGCCAAAGGAAAGGCTGCGCCTGAACCAAGGGCGTTGATTTGCCCTCCAGTGCAGGGCCAGAGATTCGCTGAAACGGCGGTTTCGTTGATTATATACTGCACGAGACCTAATTTATTCGCCATCAGCCCTACGCCAGTTGTCGTGCCATCGTTTACACCTCTGACAATATTCACACCGGCAGAGCAGATAGTCGCAGTTGCTAAGGCGGTCCCGGCCGCACTTACTATGACAGGCGAGGATATGTAGCCTTCATTGGAATGGATTCTAACCGCTGAAACTGTCGTATTGGACCGCATTGCAGAAGCGGCAATGAAGTTTCTGGCAGAGAGGCTATCGCAAGTTATTGTTCCGTTGGTTCCTATGCCGCCGCCACTGACAGTGAATGTAATGAGTCCAGCCGTAAGCCTGATGCCAATAGACGGCACCATCGCAAGCCCCAAAAGATCACCGGCACTTGTGGGAATGGCATTGAAGGCAATATTTTTATTTATAGCCGTCCCGGTAAATGACCCGGTAAAAGTCGTATCCCCTGCTAAGGCAACGTTCGTAGCGCTGACTCGCGCTGTAATTAGCTCCGTACAACTTAATGGCCCCGCCATTTCCTGTACGGCCGTCTCAACTAAATTGACCTGCGAATCAATCAGGTTTGCATAGTCATTTCCATCCGGAACATCGTTGGTCTGGAAGAAAGTTTTAAGGGTAGCTTTATTGTAGGTCGTCATGTCACCGCTCCGCTCTGGATTGCTGCGTTATCTCTATTGGTTGGAACGGTGGTATTGCCTACATACTGAGGGGCAACGGCGGTAGTGGCTGGGTTTACAATCTCGTAATTAGGGCCACGGTAAATTTCGACAGGAACAGGATCATTCAAAGGGGAGGCGATTTCCTGTAGGTTTCTCTCTAACGGCCTGACCGCATACTCCCCGTAATATCCTTTGCGCAGTTTCGATCCGTAGACCGTAAAACCGGTATTATCATCGGTGGCTAGATAGTCGCCTTTCCTGCCGTTTCTGCGCATAGGATACTCATTTGATCTTCTTAATCGGTGATGGGTTTTTTACGCCGGGACGACGTTTAGCTTTATCTGGGTTGCACTGCATTATTCTGGCCCTGCCTGTTGGATGGTTATGGTAATGGCATTACCCGCACCGGCCGAAGTCAGAGCTCGCGCACGTAACCGGATGCCTCTCGGAGGAAAGGCGTAGTTCGTATCCGTCGTTCCGTTGATGTTATTGGCCTGAGTTGCAGAAACCAAAGTCGAGTTATTAATCCACACACCAGCAGAAACATTTGCCGTCAGATTGATTGCAAACGGATCGCTAAAAGTATGCTGAACGTCCGCAATAGACTCCGCACCACTTACCGTAACGCCAATCCCGATATTGCAGGGATTGCCATAGGTATCCACTACGTAAACCGGACTATAAGTAGGTCCGCCAGCAGTAGGAATTACGGTAAATGTTTTGGCTCGCATCTAGAAAAGCGTGTCAGCGCGATTGAACGTTAAAACAAGCTGATAGTCAGCGCCCGTTGCTGCGGTATTGGCAGGATAAGCCACGTTATAGGCAAGATCCTGCGATGCCGCACCAGCGACCACTGCACAAGCTGATGCAACTGCCGTAAGTACGCCAAGGCTGGTAGTGGTCTGACGCAATACACCGGCCGTTGATCCAAACTGCGTAATGGTGATGAAATCCACACCACCCGCCGAAACGGTGATTTTGTCGCTTACCGTTGCCGAGGCATTCAACAGAATGTACAGCTTGGCATCCAGATTGGAGGTTCCTTGCGGAAACGTACCGGTTAAGTTCTGCGCACCGCCGCCCGTAAAACGATGGGTACGGGATAGCACAACAGGACTGGTACTGGACGCTCCGGAAGTAACAGACTGCACTCCAGAGTAAATATTATCGCCGTATGTGGTCATGTTAAGCCCCCGGTGAGCCGTAGTAGCCCAGATAATTAACCGCACCGACACCGAACAAACGCATTGCGCTGAACTTCAGGTTCTTGGTGTCGAAATCGTTGTCACGATCCAGCATGACCGGATCTACATCCGTAAACACGAGACCATCCGCTTCGTCGGTTTTCACAAACCATGCGTCGGTATCGGTCAGCCACGGCGATACAACCAGATCCAGCGGCATACGTGCCGAGGAAACCGGGTTGATCGTGTTGTTACCCGAACCTACTTCGTACTCAGTGCCGAGGATCTTACGAGCAATGTGCTGCGAAGCCGTAGGAACAATAAGGCGCATCGGTTTAACGACAATCGGAAGGTTCTGATCATCGACAAAGTTGCTCACGTCGATATACATCTGTTCAAGCGAGCTCTGATTTAAGTCAGAAGCCGTTGCAGGGGTATTGCGCTGAGTGACGTTGTTAGCCGCTACCAGCCTATGTGCCGAGTTCAGCAAGGAAAGGCCGTCAGCGGTCAGGGTCGGATTAGTCGCCGTCGAGAAGCCGTTATTCAGAAGGTTGAATACAACGGTTTCTTCGGTTTTGCGTACCGACTTGGCCAACTGCTGAGGAATCGACTGGAATTTATCATACTGGTCGTAACGCATCATTTCATAGGTGATGGTCGAACCGATACCGTAAGAGGTATTGATAATTTCGCGGTTGTAACCTTGGAACTTATCACGATACGGGATACCAGAGCCCTGGTCTTTTACGCCAGCGAGGCCGTAATTCGTAATGCCTTGGAATTTCTCAAAGGCTTTATTGGAATCGTGCTTATCAGCGATCTTTTCCCACAGCGGCTCCCAATCTTCGTAGGAGTCACCGAACCATTTCATGATTCCGGGCCAGAGATCTTCTGAAAACGCGCCAGTTGAAATTACCATGTGTTATTCTCCTTAGATGCCAGCGGTTGAAGCGTGCAGGAAGTGGCGATTCCACTTCACTTCAACGCCGTTATTAGTCCCGCCACCGGTTTCTTTACCGCCAAGCTCTTCGTAAGGACTAATGTTGATTACTTTGAAAAGATCGTTGATCGATGCCGAAGCCGGGATAGTTACCGACATACCGGAAATACCGGTGGAGGCATTCGCGCCCGATACGTCAATGGTCACGTTCTTGCCGATGTTGGACGGGCCAACCGAAGCAACGCATTGCACGATATAGGTCTGGTCCGGATCGTAGCAAACATCCACGCGGCCAACGCCACCCGAAACAATGATCTTGTTCGAGTTGAACGTGAGCGGACGGTTTGCCGTGGTATAGCAAGCCAAAACAACACCGAAGCCCGGAAGGCCCGGATCTTGGCCAGCGGTTGCCGGTACAACAATGCCGTTTACCAGCGATACCGCATCGCCCTTGGCAATGGATTGATTGGTTGAAGCTGCCGCGGGGAAATTACGTACATATCCCAGAGCGGGATCACGGCTCGGAATAAAGCCTTGACGGGGTGACGACATTCTTACTCTCCTCTAATGCGAGGAGAGTTCGTCTCCTCGGTTATTCTATAATTTGTTCACCCTTGAGCGAACTGATCGTTATATTTCCGTGTGAAACCGCACCTTCTTTCCCAAGCTCTTTCTTTACGTGGGCAGTCAGGCCAGCCACTTGTCTTTGCGATTGCTGGTTGAAATAGGCATCCCGTTCCTGAGCCATCTCTTCGGGTATACTCATCAGCACGCAGTCGTGCTTTTCGAGTACGCTCGTAAGAGCCGCTCCATCGTGAATCCGGTTGGAACTATGTTCCGCCTTATCACTCTGAAGCCCGCTTACCGGTTCCCAACCTTCAGCCATTTTCTTGGCTTGGTTGTCGGGCGTTTTAGTCACCCAGCGGTAGCGCTTGTTTGGATCTTTATCGGACACATCAAGAACGCTCGCAGGCTTCCAAGATGTGTTGCCTTTTTTCATTTGCTTGGGGGGACGACCAGCTTTTCTGGTCTCTTGCTCGCTCATTTACGTGGCCCTTTCACTTTCTCAAGTTGCTTACGGTATGCTTCTATATGCTCTGCATCCGATTTGCCGGGGCCAGCAAACTTATC